CAGATGGAAGCCGAAATAATAGAACAAATGAAAGCTATAAATATTAGCACAGACAAAAGAGTGCATTTACTGTGTAGGTTAGAGGTTGTGAGATATACAATGAAGCCTATATATGATGATTATGTTAGGTTAATTACAAACAATAAGGTAGATGATTAATATGAGTCTAAAAATGTACATCCTCGTCAACCAAGATATCTCTATGGGAAAAGGTAAGATTGCTGGGCAAGTCGGTCACACTGTTAATATTCTAACTTATAGAATGTGTAAGCAGAATAACAAGCTTATAGACGAGTATATGAATGGTGCAATTAAGAAGATTGTGCTGAAATGTCCACAGAGCAAATTGGAAGAATTAGAAGCTAAGAATTATATAGCTGTGAGAGATAAAGGATTAACTCAATTAGAACCTAATACGCTTACAGCAGTTACGTTAGGGATATTGAGGGAAGAGGAAGTTGAGAGTTGGGTTAAAGAGTTGAAATTACTTTAAGTGAAGGAGATTAATTGATGGAACTAAAAATGCAGATAGGTGAGAGTTACTTAGAATTTTGCAACAGAGTTTTTAGCAATTATAAGCAGTATGGATTTGCAACGGCTAGAGATTGCTTTAAAGAGTTGACTGGAATTGATATGTTCGATAATGCGAGGAAGTATCGTAGTGGTGTAAAGAATATTCAGAAGGCTTATGATTCGGGATATTATAAGAAGTTTGTTGGGGATGTAGTTGAGGTTAAGAGGGAAGAGTTGAATAGTTTTTACAAGAGTGATGAGCAAGTGGAAGTTGAGGATAAAGAGTTTCTACTGAAGAGCAATCAACAGTTGAGAAAGCAAGTTCAGAGTTTAAGAGACTCTAATAATCTTCTTAGAGCTGAACAAAGACATCTTTACAGATTTGACGACATAATGAAAGACACAAAAGAGAAAATGGTTGATGTGGCAAACAGTTACACAAAACACAATCCACTTCCTAATGTTGTAAGGTTGGAAAACTATAATGGTGCAGTATTTGTTGCCCATTTGAGCGATAATCATTTTAACCAGACCGTAGATTTAGCTCATAATAAATATAATTTTGAAGTAGCAAAACAAAGATTGAATACTTTGTTCTCTAAATATATAAATGAAATTCAATGTAGAGGTATAAAAAGAGTTATAATAGCTATGACTGGAGACATGAATAATTTATCGAAGTTAAAAGAACAATACTTAACTAACGAACTTCCAAGTAGAATGGAAGCTACTATAAAAGGATTTGAGATACTTTCAAAACAAGTAGATAGATTATTAAATTTAGGATTAGAGGTTGAGTTTGTTAGTTGTATAGGGAACGAAGCCAGAAATGATATGTTTGAAAAATTAGGAAACGTAGAATCTATTACTAAAGATAATTTTGATTATATGTTATTTCAACAACTAAAAGCTAGATATGGACAAAGTTGTAAGTTTCATAATGAAGGTGATAGTTTAGAGTTTGTGTTAGAAGTTAAAGGAAAAAACATACTTCTTACTCATGGAGATAAATTATCACATGGTAATTTAGTAAAAGAAGTGTCTAAAATTAGAGATAAGTATATGAATAATTATAGAATATTTATAGATTATATTCTAATTGGTCATTTGCATTCATATCAAACTGGAGATGGATACTGTAGATGTTCAAGTATAGTTGGTAGTGGGGAATACAGTTATAACGGATTACATATAAATGGAAACGATATATCTCAAGCTTGCCATATAGTTACAGATGATGAGATAATTAGTATGAGAATAGGGTGTAAATAAGGTTGATTGATTTCAGCCTTCCACAAAAACAAGGAGGGATAAAAATGGAAGAATGGGAATTAGAACTTTTAAAAAAAATAGACAACAAAGAAAAATTAACTGAATCAGAAATATCAGACTTGGTATGCGAATGTGGAGTAGAAGTTAAATATGGACAAAATAGAAGATGGTCACGTTCAGCTACAACAATATCTAAACTTGGCGATAGATATTTCAAAATAGAATGGGAGAATGGATTAACTGAAAACCAACCTAATGAGTTTTATAATCAACCAATTGAAGTAGAGTTAAAAGAATATGAGAAAATTGTAAAAGTAAAGGAGTGGATTCCGATATGCTAAACTTCATCCTCGGCTCTATCTCCACCTACTTCCTAATCAATCTCTACATTGCTGTCTCAAACTTCAATTTGCTCGATACTCAGTACACAGGAATATTGAGAATGGGTAAGTTTAGGTTGGGGATACACCTGTTATTTGGAGTCTTTATTTCCGATGGGTTCTACAAAATAGCAACTAAAACTATGTCGAAAAGTACTGTTGATAAAATATTGGAGGAGAAATAGATGAAAAATATGGGGTTGGTAAGATAATGGAATTAAAAAATAAAATAATTATACTTGCCGGACTTAGTTGTAACGGAAAAGATACAGTTTTGAATGAGTTAATATCTAAACATGGATTTAATAGTTTTATATCTCATACAACTAGGAATAAACGTCCAAGTGAAACAGAAGGGAAAGAATACTTTTTTATATCTAAAGAGGAGTTCTTTGAGAAAGATAAAAGTGGTCAATTTGTTGAATCTAGACACTATATTACAACTGTAAATGGATTACGGGACACATTTTACTACGGATTAAGTAAATCTCAAGTTGACAATAGAAATAAACCTTGTTGTGTAATTCTTGATAAGCAAGGAAGTATAGATTTTGCAAATTATATTGGGATTGAAAATGTAGTTTTGATATATTTGGAAATTGATAAAGAAATCTCTAGACAAAGAAATATTAAACGTGGAGACTACGATGAAATTGAATTTGAGAGAAGATATAAAAGTGATTCAAAAAGTTTCAAAGGAATAGAACAGATATCTGACGCTATTATCAATACAAATCAACCCGTAGACGAGATAGTACAACAGGTTTTAGAATGTTATAATTACTACAATTAGATTGGGATTATTCTCAATCTTTTTTTATTTTATGTTGACTTATCACAAAATCCATGATACTATTTATTTATAACGAAACTCAGGAGGAATTAAAATGAAAAAATTTATAATCGTAGGAATATTAGCCACTCTTATCATCATGTCACTGTCTCTATTTGGAAAGTTTGCTAGTACTAAAAAAGCTTTAGTATCTTATGAAAAGCAAATAGTGGCATTAAATAAACAAATGGAAAACGTTCACTCTAAAACTTTTAAAACTATCAAAGGTATTGCAAAAGTAAACGACAAGTACTCATCAAATTTACAGTCATTAGTTAAATCTTACGTAGAAGGTAGACAAACTTCTAAAGAAGCTATATTCACAATGACACAAGAAGCTATACCAAATATAAACACATCTACTTATGATAAGTTAATACAAGCTCTTGAAACTGGATATAAAGAATTTGCTGATTCGCAAGATAGAAAAATTGACTTAATTGCTAAGTATGAAACATACTTAGAAGAAGGAATCATTAGACCTATGTTTATTAGCTCGCTAGATTATCCAAAGATTGACTTAGAAGAATTAGGAAAGGTAATTTCTGCACAGGAATCAAAAGATACTATGGAAACTAAAATAGATGAAGGAGTTGACTTCTAATGATACTATTCAATACAATCTACTTGCAAGCAGTAATGTATATTCTACTATTTGTTAGTATAGGATATCTTATATTTTGCGCTTATAAGAAAAAGTTAGAATTGATTGAAATAGGACTACTGTTATTTATTAATGTAGTAATGTTATATGGTTTTAATTATGTAGCAGAAAGAAAAATACCAAATTATATAAGACAGGAAGTTTGGAATGGGTTTGTAACTTCTGTTAAGTTTGAGGAAGAGTGGACTGAAAGATATACTACTACGGAAACATATACAGATTCAAAAGGTAAGAGTCATACTAAAACTGTAGTTAAAACTAGAATACATCCTAATGAGTGGAATTTAGATTCAACGGTTGGTTCAAAATCCATATCTCAATCTGAATATAATTGGTATAAATCTTACAGAGAGGATTTAATAGGCGATAGCCACGGTGGTCAAATATCATTTGGAGATGGTAGAACATTTGAAATTAAAGTTCCAATTAGAGATGTCCCTACTTCAAAATACAATACATATAAAAATTACCTATCAGCTTCACAATCTATATTAAATAAAATAAATCCAAAATTAGAAGCTCAATTTTCTAAAACTTTACCAAACTATCCAGCTCTACATAATTTGCCTAATGGTTCTACGATACTGCCAAGAATTATAGATTTGGAAAATATTATAAACTATAACGATGAAAAATCACTTAATGACATTTTAAATAAATTCAATGGAGAATTTGGAGCTAAGAAACAATTTAATTTATTTATAGTATTTACTAAATCCACTGATTATAATTATTTCTTAGCATTACAATCTAAGTTTGTCATGGGGAATAAAAACGATATAATAGTAGTGGTTGGAAATGGATTTATAGACACAATAACTTATACAGAAGCTATAAAATTCAAAACTGAAATTTCAAATATAAAATACAATAACACAAATGAATTAGTAGATAAAATAATGGACGCTAGTAAAACTTCATATGTTAGAATGCCTATGGACAAATTTGATAGTTATAAAAATACATTGACAGTTCCAATTAAAACTGATATAATATTGGCTGTGATATTCATAATAGTAGAAATTATTTGTTTTATTGGGATATACTGTATTGATTGGAACACAAATAAAAGATGGAGATGATTTAAATGCTTATAAAAACTTACTCTCTCGAAGAGTTTAACCAAGCAAAACTTACACAAGGTACTATGGATATAGTCCTATTCGACACTCTTACCAACAGAAAGATAAAAACTTTCACTCGTAACGAATTTGAGAATGACTTCTATCACTCTGATATAGCTAATTTTAGATATAATGATGATAGAATTTGGGAAGGTTATTTATCCCCACCAAAGAAGAATATCTTACATATAGCTATCGTGGATGATGTGTTACTAATAACTTGCAAACATGATAGTAAATTCTTTGACGTGAGAGTTACAGAAGGTACTGTAGATTATAAACCAAACAACTCTACTACCTACAAAGAGATAGATGATGATAGAACGTATGGAATATTCTTTGATGATTTGAGAGTTGTTAGAAATTATGTCAAGAAAATGGAATTACTACAAAAACTAAAAGATAGGGTTTTAAAAATAATAAATTTATAAGGTGTATTAACAGTAACTATAAACTTATAAAAATGTTGACAAAATTATAAAATTATGGTATATTAACTAAGGAGGTGAAAATGTGATTAAAGGTTTTAAAATTAGATTAAACCCAACTAAAGAGCAAGAACAAAAATTTATACAATTTTGTGGAGCTAACAGATTTGTTTATAATTGGGTTATTAAACTACAAGATAAAAATTATGAAAATGGAAATAAATTCATAGATAAATATACTGTAGATTCTATGCTAACTAAACTTAAGAAACAAGAAGAATGTTTATGGTTAAATGATATATCTAGCCAAACATTAAAGAAATCTGTATCAGATTGTTGTGACTCTTATAAAAAATTCTTCAAAGGTTTGTCAAAATATCCTAAATTTAAATCTAAGAAGAAAAGTAAACTATCTTTCTTTGTTAGAAATAATACAATTAGACAAAGCGAAACTTCAGTAGGAATAGAGAGAATTGGAAGGGTTAAGATAAAAAGAAACTCTATTCCAGTTGGGGTTAAATTATCAAATGTTAGATGTTCTTTTGATGGTAAATATTGGATGTTAAGTTTTGGAATGGAAGTCAACGAAAATCAAGTTGAATTAAATAGAGATTTATCAATAGGTGTAGATTTAGGGATAAAAGAGTTAGCAGTTTTATCAAATGGCGAGGTTTATAAAAATATTAATAAGTCTGATGAAATGAAAAGATTATATAAAAAATTAAAAAGATTACAACGTAAAGTTTCTAAAAAATATGAGATGAATAAAGATGGGGATAAATTTGTTAAAACTAAAAATATAATTAAATTAGAAAAACAGATAAAGCTTATACATAGAAGAATAGCTAATATCCGAGAAACTTATAATCATAAATTAACCTCTGATATAATAAAATTTAAACCTTATAGAGTTGTTATTGAAGATTTAAATATTCGTGGAATGATGAAGAACAGACATTTAAGCAAAGCTATAAGTAGGCAAGGATTTTATGAAATTCGTAGACAATTAGAATATAAATGTAAATTTAATGGTATAGAAATAGTAATTGTTGATAGATTTTATCCTAGCTCTAAAACCTGTTGTGAATGTGGGTGTATTAAGAAAGATTTAAAACTATCACACAGAATTTACAAGTGTGAAGAATGTGGAAATGAAATCGATAGAGATTTAAATGCAAGTATTAATTTAAGTAATTATAAAAGATAGTAACAAATACCGTATCTGCTGACGGAAATTAAAGCTTGTGGACAGTTATATCAAACTAAAGTAGTGCTTGCACAAAATAGGACTGGATGAATCAAGAATTATAGATTTTTATAAATTTATAAAAGCAGTTCTGGGACTACTTACTCGACTATAACTGTATCAAGAATAGTAAGAACTTCTGTAGATTCAGTCTAGAGAAAATTAGTAGAAATAAAATCCATTTAGGAAGATACTTTCTTCTACAAAAGGAGAATGGTGAACTGTATATCAAATATAAAACCACCCTACCCAAGAATAAAATAATAGCCTACGCCAATGTAATACACAAGAAAGGAATGGAAAATGACAATAGAAATATTAAATAATGAAATAAGAATTGAATCTGTTTATCTAGAAATTGACCATAATATTTTCAACCTATTAACTCAATACGCTGGATATAATGAATCTATAGAAGTCAAATATTACAGTGACTGCTCAGTTTTATTTATGAATGGTTTAGTAATAACTATAAATCCATTTAGTGACGTAAAGAAAACTATTAAAGATATATTTGAGGAATTAGACGAAGAGGTAGAAATAATAGATGAGAGAGGTATGTGGAAATGTTAAAATGGTATTGGGATAAAGAGAAATTAAAAGTTGTGAATAGTGATTTGCAGAGTTATTCAATAGACTACGTTGGAAATTTGTTTACAGATGTAGTGAAGCCAAAAGTATTAAAATATGAAGGGTTAATTGAGACGACTAAAGAAAATGCTTTTAAACAATTGATTAAGTCATTTGAGATGGAGTTAGAATTTAAGGAATTCAAAATAGAGAAGTTATTGACCGATACAAAGAATGATAACGTTAAAATGTTATTAAATCTTAAAGATAGAGTGAGGAGGGTGTGAATGAAAATAAATGCAGCATACTGTGATAAATGTAAGGAAATAGTCTATAGTAGACATGTGCATGACCATAGGTTTTGTTCGTGCAAGAATGTAGCTGTAGATGGTGGATTTGAGTTATTTAAAGTAAATTTTAAAGATAATAATTATTTAAAACTTAAACTAAGAGGAAATAAACTTTTAAAACAAATATTGTTCTATGATAGCACCTATGGAAATAGAAATATTTCAGATGAGTATCTAGATGGTTGGCACGGTAAATTTAAAATAGTTAGAAGTTCTAATGAACAATTTTATAAAGAGTTAATTAAGAATTGGGATGATTTTAAACCGTATTTTGATAAAATTAAAGAAGGAGATTAACAATGACATTACAAAAATTTAACCCCAACGGCTTCACTAATATGGATTTCACAATGAAAGTATTAATCCTAATCCACGACATCTATACAGTTGGATTGATTACTAAAATTAAAGATGAAGAAATAAGAATATTCTCTCACAACTATAGATTGGACACTTATGATGAGTTTGATAAGTCACAATTTGAACACATAACTCATTATGTGTGTTTGGATTAGGTGATGACTATGTACTTGGATTTTGAAACTATGACGACTGAAAATTTGTTAAAGTTATTAGACGATATTAAAAAAGGAATTAGAAAGTAGAGGGGTTTACAAGATGAGTAAAAAGGTATTAAACAGCTTCAACAATTTGGTACAAATGAGTTGCTGGTGGTACGACCGTGGGTTGAGATTGGTACGTCACAAAGAGTCTAACCTGTCATATAGTAAAGATTGGGTTAATAAAAATGAAGGATTAACTAGAGAAGAGATTGTTGGTAAATTCAGTTCAATGGTTGATGAATACGACATAACTCTATTGGATGAATTGTTCATAGAAATTGAAGATAATGTTGCTACTTGGTCAATGATTACTAAAAATCAACAAGAAGCTCTTGTAAACTCTTTGGATTTGTTAAGTGGTTATGACGGATATTATGACAAAGAAATGATATTAGAAAACTTTGACAAAGATACATTAATTAAAATAGTAGAAAACTTAGTAGACTTAATAGATGAAACTAGAGAGATATTAAAAATAGGATTAAATAGGGGTGCATAAATGATAGAAAAGAATTTCAAGCTAATACTACAAAACAAACGTCAACAACTCAATGAGGATTTATTCCTAACCGACTCACGTGATATGAGAGTTGGATTACAAGCTCAAATAGAATTAATAGACTCATTCATAAAGCCACTATTCTCAGAAATGGCTTATAATGAATGTGAGTATCAAGAACAAATAGTTAGATTGCAACGTGAATTGGACAGAGTGACTTATAATGGTTGATTTAGCTGAGTATATTGAGAATTATAGATATGTAATTGATGTTGATAGAAGATTAAAATATAGAATTGAATCATATGACGATATTGATAAATGTTACAATCTCAGATGTCAATTAAACAATAACGTGGTGAGACCATTGGCTAGATATGTGGAAAATGTGAGTAGTTTTAGTGACGAGTTGATGGTATATGGGGTAAAGTTTAAATTTATAAAATAAGAGGAGATAATATTATGAAAGAGCAGAAATATGGATTAGGAACAACCCATATAAATAATGATGGAGAATACTTTGAAATAGTAGAGAAGCTTGGAAAGGCAAAGGTAAAAATAAAATTTAAAAGTAATAATTTTGAAAAAATAGTTACATACTCTAGTATACAAAATAAAAGTTCTAGGAATAATAGTACATGGACTAGTTTATATGAAGTGGGTATGATATTTAAAACTAATGAAAATTTTTATGTTGAGATTATAGAAAAGATAAAAGATAAAAAATCAAAGATAAAATTTTTAGATGAGTATGGGTATGAGAAAGTTATTTTAAATAATAGTTTGAAATTAGGTACTGTTCACAATCCATTTTTTAAAAGTGTTTTTGGAGTAGGATACATAGGCATAGGCAACTATTCAACTAAACAAAAAGATATATATTTTGGATGGAGTAGTATGATTAGAAGGTGTTATAGTAAGGTATACCAAAATTTACAACCTACTTATATTGGAACAAAAGTATGTGACGAATGGCATAACTTTCAAAACTTCGCCAAATGGTATGATGAGAATTTTCCAAAGCATATAGAAGGTGTTAGATTTCAACTTGATAAAGATTTACTCCAACAAGATATAATGGATAGAATCTACAGTCCTGAAACCTGTGTGTTTTTACCTAGTTATGTAAATTCTTTCTTACCAAATAGAAACAAAAAACTTGAACCCGTAGGGATATACTGGAATAAAAAACTTAAAAAATGGAGGGTCAAAATTACGGATTTTAATACAAAAAAACTTATACATTTAGGGTTATTTTTAGATAAAGATGAGGCTATCGAAGTATATGAAAAATATAGAGCTAGTAAATTAGAAAGTGTAAAACAATATATGAGAGATTTGAATTATTTAGAAGAATCATTAATTCAGTTGATAAAATAAAAAAGGAGGAAATATGAAAGAAGAATACATATTAGCACAAAGATTCGAGCTATTTTATCACTTTAATTATTTAGATAAGTATTTTAGGTTGAAATATAAAGTTATCGAATCAATTCATTCTAATGGAAATAAAGAGCATAAAACTAATCCTAAAAGTCAATTTTTATTTGGCGATATAACAGAGGAATTGAAAATAGAGCTTAAAGAACTTGGCTATGAAATACTTTTTAGAGATAAAATCGTAAAATTTAAATAAAATAATAGGAGATAATAAAAATGAATGAACTAAAACAATTAATATCACAGCTACAAAATACAAACTCTAGAACTGAGAAGGAATTAATCCTATCAAATAATAGAGAGCAATTAGAATTTCTACTTACTTTCCTATGTGATAAAAATATAATTACTGGATTGTCCACTAAGAAGATTCAAAAAGACGTTCCATTACAATCTATTCCTAAATTGTCAGAATTAGAAACTCTGCACCAAATTATAAACTATCTAAAAACTAATAACACAGGAACAGATGAGAATATTTCTTATATTAAATCTCTAGCAAATGGAGACCAATTCCTACTTGACATTGCCACTAAAAGTTTAAAAGTTGGTATCGACTCTAAAACTCTTAATAAAGTGTGGGGAAATGTTATAAATAAATTCTCTGTAATGTTGGCTAAAAAGTATGAAGAACACTCTCATAAAATAGATACTATGATTATAACTCAAAAATTAGATGGCATGAGATGTATATTCTTAAAAGAAAATAATATTGTAACGGCTTATTCTAGAGAGGGTAAAGTTATAAATGGATTAGTGGAATTTGAAGCAGATTTTAAAACTCTTCCCGATAACACTATGCTTGACGGAGAACTTATAGCTAAAAAATTAGATGGTGAATTAACAGCCGACCAATTTAGACGTACTATAAAATTAGCTAGAACTGATGGCAATAAATATGGATTGGAATATTATTGTTTTGATTGGATGCCGATAGAACAATTTAGAAATGGAATGTCTGTATTAAAATGTATTGATAGAAAGTCTAGTTTAGACTATGAATTGAATGGTAAAAACTTCTACACCCATATAAAAGCATTAGAGCCATTATATATAGGGACTGATAAATCAAAAGTGGCTGAGTTGCTAATAGAGGCTGAGAAGAATAATTTAGAAGGGTTAATGGCTAACAATGCTAATTCTATCTATGAATGCAAAAGAAGTGATAGTTTATTAAAAGTTAAAACAATGCAAACTGTTGATTTATTATGTACTGGATTAGAAAAAGGCGAAGGAAGATTATCAGATGTACTTGGTAAGATTACAGTAGATTATAAAGGATACGAGGTTTCAGTTGGAAGTGGATTTAGTGATTCAGATAGAGAATATTTTATAAATAATCCAAATGAGATTATAGGAAGAGTAGTAGAAATATCATTCTTCGAGGAAAGCTCAAATCAAGATGGTGGAATATCTCTAAGATTTCCAGTATTCAAATGTGTTAGAGAAGTAGGGAAAGAAATAAGTTATAACTAAACCTAAAAGCAGAGATTTAATTCTCTGTTTTTTTTATTTTGTGCTTGACACGGAATTATAGATGTGTTACTATTAGATAGAAATTAAATAAAGGGAGGAATAAAATGGCAACTATCTACAGAACTAACTCACCAACAGAATTTGAACAATTAAAACTTAATCAAGGTGACATCGAAGTGTGGCTTATGGATAAAGAAACTACTATACCAATCAAACAGTTTAGGCGTAGCGAATTTGAGCAATACTTTGAGAAAATAAGAGGGTATATGTGTAAATTTTCAGATAATGTTATCTATGATTTCATGTACGAGCAAGACAAAATAAACTTTACTCATATAGGACATTGTTGGTGGATTATGACGAATATCGATAATCATAGAATTAAACTTACAATAGAAGATGGAGAGATTAAAATATACGAAGTCAATAAGAGAAGTTTGAGTGAACATTTAGTAGAGTTTAGTAAATTACATTATAATGAAAAAGAAAAGTTAATTAAATTGTTAGATAAAACTAAGAAGGTGCTGTTAATAGAAATTAAAACTGAGTTATTGAGAAATCACGTTGAGAAACTATTTGTAATAAAAGGGGATGAATAAAATTATGACAAGAGAATTAACACTAAAAATTAATCAAATTAGCAATTCAATAATAACTTTACAGAATAAAATTAGAGTATTAGAAGAAGATATTAATAAAGACATAGATTATATTCACTATGATGCAGAGATTACCTCTTTTGGATATTACGGAGATTCTCTAGGATTTGATGAAATGACTGAAATAATGACAAGCATGAAGTCGCAAGAGATAACTCAAAATGACAATATAAGAGTCAGAATTGAACACACTACAGAAAATACTGACCCTTATGAAGATTATGAATCAGATGTTACTAATATTACAATTTATGCTGACGTATCATTCTCAGAGAAGGAGATAGAAGATGCTAAGAATATTAAACTAGCTAAGATTGAAGAGTTGAAAGTGGATATGAAGAAATTAGAAGATGAGTTGAAAGGGCTCATGAAAGATGAAAATTAATAATTGTGAGTTAGTGATGTAATATAACTTTTAACCCACCTTACACTTCCATAGAATTGAGTTTATAGATTTTGTGAATAAGTGGTGGTGTGAGGTTTGAAAATTGAATAAAGAGGAGATTAAGAAGTATGACAGCAATGCAAAGAATAGAATTATGTTTGGTAAATTTAGGATATGTTTATACAAAACCATATGAGTATATGATAAAAGCACATAAAGTTGATGATGTGGAGGATACTATCACAATCAAGAAAACTTATCAATGGTATTATATCTATATCGTGTCTGATAGATGTTTAAAGATGTGGAAATGTATAGGTATGACTGAAACAACAGCTACCGATGTTATTAGAAGAATTGAATTGATGAATAAGGAGGATTAAATATGACAGCTACAGAAAAATATAAGATATTGAATTACGTTATGAGTAAATTAGTAGATGCTAACTTAAGTGACGATAACACATATAAACATGATTCTTTAAAACTAGTGTGTATTAAAGATAAAGAGTATGTAGGATTCACAGATGACGCTATATTTATATTAAATACAAATAACTCTTTATTTAATAGTTCATTACTATACGAGATATACATGAATGACATAAAGGATAAAGAGAGAGATATTGATGTTTTTATTAGAGTTGAAATGGATACGACTATCATTAAACAAATGTATTCTTCTATACGTAATCAAGTAGAACTCACACCTAAAGTAGAAGAACACATAGAGGATATGCGTGAGAGAAGTAAAGATTTATTTAAACTGATAGTCAAATAAGAGGAGTATACAAGAAAGAGTAATAAATGTTCTATCGTACGAAACGAATTGGGATATATTATATTAAAAATTAACTTGTTAAATGATTAGATGTGTGATATAATTATGAATATTAAAACTTAGGAGGAGATAAAATGATTAAATTAAAATTAAAAACTATTGAGAATGTGGTAATATTGAAATTAGAAGAAGGCACTTTTGAAGAACTTAGTAAAATAAACATAACTGGAATCAGAGGTCTAGGAGGATTTACTATTAAAGAAACTTTAACTTATCTAATGAACACCGTAGAAGTTGGAGTCGTTGCTTATAATTTCAAAACTGTTAGCGAAGCTGAAATGTTTAAAGATAAACTTAAAGATGAAGTTAAAAGATTAAATGGTGGAATCAAAGGTGTGTTCAAGTTAAAAGAGGTGTTGGCATAAATGGAATTAACTTATAGAAAAGAAGGTAAATTCTTAGTATTCAATAGAAATGGGGAAACTTTGAATTATAATCTAAGTGACGGTACTATGTTGAGAATTAAAAATGGTAAAGAGGATTATATGAAATCTGTCCACTCATTCTTTAGAAATATAGACCCAGACTCACTATTAAAACTATTAGAAGATGACTTTAAAGAAGTTTTAGGATTTATATATCATATTCACGACAATAGATTTAATAATGCAGGAACTCTATTGCATAAATTACAACAATGTATGAAATTTGAATCTTATATCAAAGTTGGAATGAAACCATTGCTTAATAGAATATATAGCTATTCTCGACATTACAGAGATAATAATGATATATTATTTCAGATACCAGAATTAAAATTATTAAACAGTAGGTTTGCAAAAATATTAAATAGTGAAAACAGTTATGAAAGATTAGATAATTATTCTTTAGGAGACTTAGTTGCAATTTTAAAATCAACTGATAATGAAGATTTATAGAGTAAAATGACAATAGATAGAGTAGTTAATATTGATGATAATAATGTACTTTATTTATATGATACAATGTTTATAATTAATGAAAATATAAGTGAGGTTTTAAATGACTAATAATAATAGAGCTATGCTAGACAGACCGATGTGGGAACAGTTATCATTTGCACCGGCTACTGGTATAGCTGGGACAAATATGGTAGATGATGGTGAAAGATATATTTATACTTACTTCCAAACATCTACAACAGCTGCACAATTTTGGAGATATTGTACTTGGTTTGATTCTTGGCAACAATTAGCTAATCCAGCTACACAAACTGGAACTGTATCTAATATGGTATTTACAAGGGTTATGGGTGGTCAATACAACGGACAAGTATTCGGAAGTGTTTATTTATTCGTAGGAAATGGAACAACTGCATATTTTTATAAGTATGATGTAGCAACTAATACTTGGACTGCAAATTTAGGTACAACAAATGTGCCAGCTACTTTTGCTACAGATTGTTATTTAGCTTATCCATCAGTGCCTAGAAATGGTTACGATACAAATTACCATTCAGGCTATGTAAGAACAATTACAACTACTTCAACTGCTGTAGCTGGTGCAACAACTGTATCAGTAAGTGCATTACCTGAAGCTTTAGCCTCTGGAACTTGTTTAAGATTTGGTACTTATGAAATTACTATCACAGCTAACACAACAAAAGGTGCTACAAGTCTATCTGTTAGTGGTGCAACTGAAGCTATGAAAGCTGGAACAGTTTTAAGATTAAATACTGGTTTAGAAATTGTATTAAGTGCTGATAGTTTAGCCGGTGCAACTACTTTATCTGTTTATCCAGTGGTTATGCCATTAACAACAGCTGTAAAGATAATCGTAGAGAAATATGCTGTGTTAACTGCTGCTGCTGCATTAAATGCTACATCACTAACAGTAAGTGCATTAAGAGTTGGAATTCCATCAGGTGCAACGGCTGGTTATTATGGAAATATGTATTTAGTTGGAAATAATGCAACCGTAATGTATAGATATAATATGGGTGGTAATGCTTGGGCAACTACTAATGCAGCAGGTGTAGCAATTCCAGCAATTACGGGTGCAACTGGTGCAGGTTGTGCAGTTAAATTTTTACCAGGTTCTAGTTTAGGAGCTAATAAGTTATTTGTATTAAGAGGAAATGGGACTTCTAATATGTACGCTTATGATTTAGTTGCTAATACATGGTCTACTATATCAGTTCAACCAACAACAGAAACATTTACAACTGGTACGCAAGTTGCTGCAAGAGATGTAAACGGGAAGCAAACTAACTTATTAATTATCAAAGATGCTACTCAAAGAATTTATGAATATAAATCAGAATTAGGATTATTGCAACCTAAGATTAATCAATGGTTGTATCCAGGTGGTACTGCTGTAGTTGGAGATAAAAGTTTAGTATTGACATCGCCTGATGGGATTGATTTTTATTATTTATTGCTTCATTCATCAACTGCTTTTGTAAGATGTGCTTTAATAGACAGCTAATATGCCTAAAAAACCAAAAACAATTAACCTACTTAAAACTCCACGAGCTGTGGAGCTAGAGTATTACAAGCAACTTAAGCAATTAGCTAATGAAATGAAAAAAGATATTAATGAAACTATCTTGCCTATTCTTGAAAATGTAAGTTTGGATTCTAAATATACTAAAGATGTAGGCGTAACTGATTTATTAAGTGCTTTAAATATCTTACAAGGTAAATACTCTAATACTTTTGCATTTGCTTCAAGGGTAGCTAATAGCGTTGTATCAAGATTATTGAATATGGGTAATGATAAGTTTAGAAAGACTTTAGAAGGTGCTTATGGCGTTGATGTAGGGCGTATGATTAATCAAAATAAACTTAATGATTTAGTAGCACTTCAAAGAAGAAAACAAGAGGTATTAATTAAGTCAATTCCAGCTCAATTTTTTAATCAGATAGAAATGATTATTCAAAATGGAGTAAGTGGAAATAAAACTTATAAGTCAATTGCGAATGAGATTAAGGGAATTAGTGGGATTAGTTCTGTTTATGGGAAATTAGATAATAGGGTTAAGTTAATTGCTAGAAATGAAATAAG